TTTCTTAGCGGCTGCAGCGGCCACGCGGCCTGCTGCGCTTCCACCCTTGGCATAATTTGGGTAGCGGTTCTGCACAACAGCCTTGACGACATCATCGGCAATTGCATCCAGTTTTATCTGATGGAACTGCATGATCTTCGCCCTGGTCTCAGCCGTGGGTTTCATCTTCCAGAACCCAGTCATCTGCTGCTGATAAACCTTATCGGCCTTAAGAGTTGCGTACAACTTCTCTTTTATACCATTCCCTAGGTCAACCTTGGTCTCGTATGGGAAGTCCTTGAAGAAAGGCATCCTGAGGTATGTCCCAAGGGCTTTCCCAAGGGCTTTATTGTTGTACTTGTCCGCTTCCTCAGCTACATTGTTCTCATACTCTTTCTGCTTAGTCTGAGCCTCTGTAGCTTTGGACTTCTCAAACTCTTCCTTCTCTTTTAGGAAGGCGCGACGTTCTGGTGTATCAAGGGGTTTCTTCGCCTCTACATTGGTCTTGAGGTCGTTGTACCACTTGGTGATATTCTTCACCAGTCCCGTAATCGCGTTGATGTCTGGGGCAGGTTCACCTTTTTCATTCTTAGCTGCCAGTGCAGTGTTGAATTGGTTGATGAATTCAGGTATATGAACCTCATTTAACCCCTCATAAAAATGAGGAGTAAATGTTTCGTAATAACCCTTGTCATCTACTGACTTCAACTTCTCTAAAAATGAAGGAGCCAACTTCGCAAGAGCATCCAGTTTACCGACAGATTTCAAATCCTCAATAACGTTGTCCCAAATTTTTGGGTCTGCGGCGTAAAGAAGATCATCTGCTGCCTTTACAGCATCGGCCATCTCAACTGTTTTTTGGTAGCCTTCTATTCCACCGATTGACTCAATGAAATTCTTGGCTTCCTTCGCGGCTTGAACTGTGGGAAACTCTGCTTTATAAGCCTGATGACGCTCATAACTCCCATGGAGTTGCTTGACCATCGCTGCATTCTCTGGGGAAGCCTCTTTGAATGCCTTCAGAGCCTTGCGTACTTCTTGTGGGGTTTTTTCGGTACCAGGGAGTTCTTCCCCTTTACCTTTAGAAGCAGCGGCTGTTTTCTGAGCCTCTTTGAAAGCCGCTTGCTCCTCTGGGGTTTTCTCTGTACCATCTGCGTTGTGAGTTTCAGTCTCTTCTCCAGCAGTTTCTTCCGCTGGAGTTTCTTCAACTGCTGAGTCTACCGCTGGAGTTTCCTCTGCTGGTGTGTCATCTACAGGGGTTTCAACTGCTGCGGCTGCTGTTTCCAATGATGCAAAATCTAATAGTGAGTCTGACATTCGTGAGTCCTTGTCTGAGTTTTATTTCTGAGTCCTGAGTCATTCACCGTCCCTAAAGAACGATGCATCTTCCCACCACCCAGGATAATTTCTAGGAGGTGAATTGTGCTTCTTTTTCGACACCAAAAAGTATCTCTGTATAGTACTTACCATTTTCATCCACATAAATACCAAGGGTACCTCCTGGCTCTACACTTGCTTCGCTTGCTTCTGGTCTACCGTCTTTATTTCCTTCAAAGAGGTTTTCCAATGTAACAATGTTGCTATTATGGGTAACAAAGAGTGTCCCTTCCGTGCGTAACTCTTTGTCGAAGAAATCTTCGGTACGAGTCTCTAGGTTATCTAGAGACTCGCCCTCAGGGATTACCTTCTTTGGATTATCAATGTAAAAGTCTAATATGTCCTGAAATGATTTTCTATCTTTACCAGACATAAATCCAAGGTGCCATGAAATCAAACCACGATCCTGTTCAACCTTAACACCTAATTCTTCTGCTATGATATCCCCTGTCTGTACTGCCCTAAGCATTGGAGAGGTAATGATTCTTTTCACAAAACCTTTGTTATGCTTAGCAATATTCTTTCCCGCCTTCTCAGCCTGTGATATTCCTTTGCTGTTAAGAGGAGGATCTAGACGGCTTCTAAATATACCATCTTCATTAGCCACAGTATCCCCATGGCGTTGCAACAAAGCTATCAGCTTGCCTTTAGCCATGGGATTATCCTTATCGTCTTAACTGACGCGGTTGTATGGGTTGAAGTGGTGATTGTTGTTCATCTGGCTTCTTTTTCAAAGCCTCTGGGATTGTCTTACCTGCAACTTTGTCATTCAGTTGATTAGCAGCGTGTTGTACAAAGGAATCTGGTGTAGCTTGAATACCAGCCTTTGCCAATGCCTGTGCAGCCACATCAGGAGGCATCTTATCCACGGGGATACTGATGTTTTCACTAGGTGGTTTATTCTGCGGGGGTTGATTGGCCGCTGCAATCTTCTTGGCCATAGCAACGTGAGCCTGCCAATGCAGGTGTACGTTCTCATAGCCCATTTGCTGCTTCTGATTACCTGCTTTGAACTTCTGCCCCTCTAAGCTATTCATCCAGTCAAAACATTCATTAGCCTCGACTACATGGTTTTCGCTTTCATCTTCGGCCACTGGAACAGAGGATATCTTGGGAGGAATGCTCTGCATTTGCTGTTGCGCTTGCTGAGCCATTGCCTGAGCCTGAGGTGGTATTTCTTCACCTAAAAGATCAGCCTGTTTCAGTTTATCCTGCATTGCACTTGCCATTTGCTGGGCTTGTGCCAATGCCGGATTATCAAGAGGTGCTTCTCGTAGCAGTCTTTCAATTTCATTCTTTTGCTTATCTGCCGATACCGCACCTGGAACCTTGAATTCCTTCATGCGAATACCGTTTGCCAACGCTGATAGGTTGGATGGGTTGAATAACCACTGTGCTACGGCAGGGTTGGCTGAGCTTACTGTGACCATATCCCGTAGCTTGGTTTCCTTTTGCTGCCAAGACTCTGGGAATGCTGGGTTATTCTCTGCATAACAGAGTACCTGTCCACTGAGCAGATTCTTAGTGTTTACTACTAAGTTACCACGCCCAGGGATATTCTGTTTCAACTCTCGTCCATCTCTGCATTCTGCAGCACATTTTACTGCTTGCTGTGCAGCTACTGCGAACAAATCTTGTACACTATTCCAAGGACATCCCACGCGCTGCAATGCCTGATCACGTTGGATCATGGCGTTGCCAACTGTATTCTCACCAGTTGCTGCACCAAATAAGGAGGGGAGTGCGCCGGATATCTCTTCAGACAATGTGGTGATAAACCACTTGATGAAGTCTGGTAACGCTGGTTGAGGTTGCGGAACAGGCTCAACCATAATGTACTGTGCTTCTGTGGTCAATCCTGGTTGCACCTGGAATGGCCCAATACTTCCTGGGATATTTGGCTGTGTCTTGATGGCTTCCATATCGAAAGCCTCAGCGTTCATCCACTTCTTAGGTACAGTACGTTTGAAGAAGTCATCCATCAAATCTACCCAATCGTTGATTCTCTTTTGGACAGAGATGAGCGATGATCCCATAGCCCTACGGTTTTGTCCTTTACCTGGGAACGGGTGACCTATAACAACGTGGTCATCCATCTTCTCATTACGTGAGAAAGCATACTCAGCGCCTGCACGCGCTAAGAGACAACCATCGGGGAATGCTTCAAGAAGTTCTGCCCTAGCAGCATCACTTACTGATTGGTCGAGGAACATTGCAGGCCGGAACCATGTGTACTTAACAGTAACGTGGCGGTTAAGAGAGTCGCCTGTTACATAAGCCCCCACAACTGCTTGGCGCACGTTCTCACGCGCAATCCTATCCAGTTGTGTTTCTGACATCCCATCAGTACCTGGGTTAATCTTATCCTTTATCCATGGGAAAGTTCCACGCGCCAATGCAACGTCAGTATCGAATGACAACTGCACAAACTGCATATTGCCAAACTCATCGACTGCGATTGGAACCTTGTGGTCTAACTTGCCATGAACCGTTGTAACTTCTCTGCCCAAAGGTTTCTTATTCTCATCAGGTACGAGTTCTTCCCCGCCACCAGATACATAATCAGCAGTTGCTTCCTCTAAGAAAGTCTCTAAACCTTCTTGCCCAGTAGGTTCTTTTGGTGGAGGGTTATTCTCATCCTCAGGTACTGTTGGTACCTCTTCTCCCTCAAACCCATACTTCTGACCGTTAAGTTCATAACGAGTCCACAGAAGGACACGATCTTCATTCCAGAAAATCCTAGCAATATCAGTTAGCAAAGCGTGGAGGTTGTTATTCCGCGCCCATATCTCTTTGAACCTATCGGCTTCCTCAGCGGCCACTTTGTCTGGGCCATACTCTGGGTTCATCGGGAAGAATTCTACCTTAGGTACTTCTCTAGATAAAGCAGCTACAATGATGTCACCTTTAGCCCCATAAACGTTTGTGTCATATATAGAATTATGATTTCCTCGATTGTTAGCAGCTTGTCCTGCAGTTCCTGACCCAGGCAGCACCCAACCACCTTGCCTGCCACGTAGCAGGTGTTGATAGCCTCTTTCAAAATGCAATGCTTCCC